GGTAGAGCTGTCAACACGCTCAACGATCAGATTAAAGGTGGATATAGTGTATTAGGTGAAGTTGATCATCCTGAAGGACTTAATATTAATTTAGATCGTGTAAGCCATATGATCACAGAAATGTGGATGGATGGTCCAAACGGTTACGGAAAACTTAAAGTAATTCCAACCCCGATGGGACAACTAGTTCAGACAATGATTAATAACGGCGTCAAAATTGGTGTCTCATCTAGGGGATCTGGAAATGTTAAAGAAGATGGTAGCGGCCAAGTCAGCGAGTTTGAAATTATTACTGTTGACGCAGTTGCTCAACCAAGTGCTCCGGGAGCGTATCCGACTCCCATTTACGAACACTTATTAAATAGCCGTGGTGGCTATCAGGCAATGAATATGGCTCGCGAACTTAATGGCGACGAAAAGGCACAGAAATACTTAAAGGAATCGTTGGTGAACATTATCAACGGTCTCCGCTAACAAGGAGAAAATAATGTTAGATGCACTGAAAGCACTCTTTGAAAATAATGCAATTTCCGAAGATATCAGAGCAGAAATCGAACAAGCATGGGAACAAAGGATTCAAGAGAATCGTTTGAGCGCCACAGCTGAGCTTCGCGAGGAATTCGCTCAAAAGTACGAGCATGACAAAGCAACAATGGTGGAAGCTATTGATACTATGTTAGAAGAAAAACTTGCAGAAGAACTTAATGAGTTCGCAGATGATCGTCAAAAACTAGCCGAAGCAAGAGCAAAGTATGCAGTAGCGATGCGTGAAAACGCAGAACTAATGAAACAATTTGTTGTTGGGCAGTTAGGCAAAGAGATCGGCGAATTACATGAAGATCAAAAAGCTATGGCAGGAAAGTTTTCCAAACTTGAGAATTTTGTTGTTGATTCACTATCTAAAGAAATCGCAGAGTTTTATGAAGATAAAAAAGACTTGGCTGAGACAAAAGTACGCTTAGTACGCGAAGCCAAAACACATCTAGCTAAAGTTAAATCCAAGTTTATCACAGACGCAACAAAAATTGTTGCTGAAACAGTTGAGAAAGGTCTTAATAAAGAAATGACTCAATTGAAGGAAGACATTGATACAGCACGTAAGAATGATTTTGGACGTAAGATTTTTGAATCTTTTGCATCAGAATATACTAACAGCTATCTTAATGAGAAGTCCGAAACAGCAAAACTATTAAAAGTAGTTACGTTGAAAGATAAACAATTAGCTGAAGCTAAAAAAGTAGCTGAAGACAAAGCAACACTAGTAGAAAGCAAAGACGCTGAAATTAGAATTGCAAAAGACACAGCTAAAAGAAAAGAAGTTATGAATGAACTCCTTTCACCATTAAACGGTGAGCAAAAGGAAATCATGGCTGACTTACTGGAATCTGTACAAACCGAAAAACTTAATAAGTCTTTTGAAAAGTACATGCCAAGCGTTATCGCAGGGAACACTCCAGCTAAGGAAACCAAGGCAACACTTACTGAAGGCACACAAATTACAGGCAATAAACAAACTAATGACATAGATGCAAGCCCGTCAGCTACGGATAACGTAGTTGATATTCGAAGACTTGCAGGATTGAAATAAGGAGAAAAAAATGTCAGAACTATTAGAAAGTCGCTGGCAGGATACAAAGACTGCACTTCTTGAAGGCCTAGAAGGCAATAAGAAAGCCGTGATGGGCGTGACTCTGGAAAATACCAAAAGGTATTTGGCAGAATCAGCTACAGCAGGTGCATCTTCAGCAGGAAATGTTGCAACTCTTAACAGAGTTATCCTACCAGTAATCAGACGTGTTATGCCAACTGTTATCGCCAACGAATTAGTCGGTGTACAGCCAATGACAGGTCCAGTGGGTCAAATCCACACATTAAGAGTTAGATACTCAGACACATTAGATGATGTGACTGCAGGCGAAGAAGCTCTATCACCATTTAAGATTGGTGTTGGATATTCAGGTGGAGGTTCAACTGATAAAGCAGATGCAACCGCTACTTTAGAAGGTACAGCAGGCAAGAGATTGTCAATCCAAATCTTAAAGCAGACAGTCGAAGCAAAAACCAGAAAGCTATCAGCTAGATGGACTTTTGAAGCGGCTCAAGACGCTCAAGCACAACAAGGTATTGATATTGAAGCAGAAGTAATGGCGGCATTAGCCCAAGAAATTACTGCTGAGATCGATCAAGAGATCCTTGCATCATTGCGTTCACTAGCTGGTACAGCTAGCCAAGCATATGATCAAAACGGCGTTTCAGGAACTGCAACATTCGTAGGCGACGAGCATGCGGCATTAGCTGTTATGATCAACAAAGTTGCTAACGATATCGCGGCAAGAACACGTCGTGGCGCAGGTAACTATGCAGTGGTTAGCCCATTTGCATTAACTATCCTACAGTCTGCAACAACAAGTGCATTTGCACGTACAACTGAAGGTACTTTTGAAGCTCCAACAAACACTAAAATGGTTGGTACTTTGAACGGTGCAATGAAAGTATACGTTGACGCATATGCAGGCGACTCTACTGACGTATTAGTTGGATACAAAGGATCAAGCGAATCAGACGCACCAGCGTTCTACGCTCCTTATATTCCATTAATGTCAAGTGGCGTTGTACTTGATCCATCAACATTTGAGCCAGTAGTATCATTTATGACACGCTACGGTTATGTTGAGTTATCAAACGTTGCTTCTTCACTAGGTAACGCGGCTGACTACTTAGGCAAAGTTTCTATTGCCAACGTAAGCTTCAGCTAAGTCTCTTAGTAGAAATAAAATTAAAATAGGTCCTTTCGAGGGCCTATTTTTTTGACTTTTTTTCCTATTTTGGCAAAAAAGAGGTTGACTTTGTGAATAAAGAATGTTATATTAAGTATATAAGCAACAAAAAACTAATTACTTTTTGTTTATAGTGCCAGGAAGAGGCTCCTACCAAAAGAGTCGAACTGGACTGTCCAGGGGTGGTACCCAGGCTTGGTAGTAGAAATACGCTGAGTCACATCGCACTAACCCGCGGGGATAGGTTGTACGGTTTAGAAATGGTATTTCGGTCCGTGCTTGTAGGTGTACCCAAGTCCTACCTATTTTGCTTATATTTTAAAAGGCACTTCGGTGTCTTTTTTCTTGACTAAATATTAGTATGAAGGACGAGTACACCTCAGCTTTCTATGACGTTGTAAAAGATACACGTGATAGAACAGGCATTGAGATGCCTGAGTACATCGAACACTATGTTGTTTTGTTGCTTGCTTCGCATGTTGACAAATCGGACTTTCTTCCAACAAAAACATTTGCTCAATCTATGCTAGAGTTAAAACACTCAAGAGATGCAAAAACACTAGGTGATACATGTTTATTTGTTACAGGCATATTTCCTGAATACGGAATAAACATCGATTACTATTCGAGTATTGGAAAAATTAGTTATAACAGATGTACTACTTCTTTGAATATCGAATTGTTCGAAACCTTAGCAAAACACTTCGATCACATACGATTTTTTATTAATCACATTCGCAATGATAAATACAATGTCTAAGAGAGAACCTCTAAGATGAGGACTTATGCTGTTTAACCCACAGCGTAGACCTAGAACGTCAAACATAAGGAGAAAAAAATGGGAAGACCTATTAATAAGAAACACATTGGTGATGGAGCAGGTAAAATCCAAGTAACAGCAGTAAAATTTGCGGCTGGCAACGAAATTACTACTGAATCACATATTGTGTCACAAAGATCATCAAACAAATTTATTGTAACTGATGGAAGTAAAACAGAAACTTGTACACTTGTTAACAAGTCAATCGGTGGATTAGGTGCAAGCGAATTTTGCATTAACGTAACTGACAGTGACGGTGTTACTAAACAGATTACAAAAATGTACAACAGAAAAATGCAACTTGAAGGCGGATCAAAGCACAANTGGGCAAGAAACTCTGCAGGTGCAAGTACAGCAGTTGAAAAAGTTATTTCAGGTGCTACAGCGGCAGATCCATGTGTTATTACAGCAACTGGACACGGCTTCAGCAACGGAGATAAAGTATCTATCC